AGATCATATAGATTTTTTTATTATGAGTCGTTTTGATTTACATTTTAATCAATCCTTAGAAAATTTTAACATGGATTTTAATAAATTTAATATTATTTCTAGGGAAGGTAACGGTTTTTGGGAGCGTGAAAAGTTTATAGGGGATGTACTTTTTGCATGGCCCAGATCATTACAAACAGGGGTTAGAAAGACTTTTAACGATTTAATGGACGTTGCAAAAACTGGTGATTGGAGACATGAAGGAAAGCATAATCATAATTTTTACTCTATACTGTCTCCTAATATAGGTCAAGAAAATATTCATTTTATGAGCGACAAATATCAGCTGAGCGGGCATGAATTTGCAAGTATATGTACCGAAGATTGTTCTCGACGATTAAGAGGTCAGTATTTTGTTAATAGTGAAGTGCTAGCTCGTTTTCCTTAAGAGGGTTTATGATTAATATAGTTATACCAATGGCCGGGCGAGGTCAACGATTTACAGAAGCAGGTTATGATAAACCTAAACCGTTGATCGATGTAGTAGGGGTTCCAATGATTAAACGTGTAATTGATTCTCTTACCCTTAAGAATTATTACTATAATTTTATTTTTATTGCTTTACAAGAACATTTAGATCAAGGGCTGCAAGAATACCTGGCTGATAAGGGTACCATTATACCTTTAAATCATGTTACAGAAGGTGCCGCTTGTACTACTCTCATGGCCTCAAAGTATATCGATAATGACTACCCGTTAGTTATTGCTAATTGTGATCAATATCTGGAATGGGACTTTGATGACTATATTAATAAGGCGGAGGGGTATGATGGTTCCGTAGTGGTCTTTAATTCAACTAACCCCCACCACAGCTATACACTGGTAAAGAAAGGTTTAGTAGTGGAGGTAGCAGAAAAAGTGGTTATATCGGATAAAGCATGTGCAGGTATTTACTACTACGCTAAAGGCCGGTATTATATTGATAGTACGGTTATGATGATTGCTAAAAACATTCGCACTAACAACGAGTTTTATATTGCCCCTGCATATAATGAAATGATTAATGAGGGTAGGAAGTTAACAGTTTACGAGGTTGATGTAAATAAAAAACATATGCTAGGTACTCCATATGAACTTAAAATCTTTTTAGATAAAGTAGAGAACGGAGATGTAGTTCTATGAAAATTTTAGTGTTTGGTAAAAGCGATATTGGAGATGGTATTAGTCAATTGTATCCAGAGACATTTAATATACCCAAAGAAGAATGTGATGTAAGAGACGCCAAGCAAATTCGTTCAACTATTAAAAAATATAACCCAGATGCTATAGTAAATTGTGCGGGTGTTTCACATGTGCAAGTTGTTAAAGATTCTAATATAGAAAACTGGAAGGAAGAAATTGAAGTAAACCTTATTGGTAGTTATTTGATAGCAAAAGAATCAATCGCTACCAATATTTTTCGCCCTATGATCTTTATTGCATCCGTTGCCGGTATGTATGGTAAACCAGAGCATAGTGGTTATTCAGCTTCTAAATCTGGAGTTATTTCTTTTGTTCAGTCTTTAGGGCTAGAGGGTTATAATGCATACTCAATTTCCCCGGGTCGGGTTGATACTAAATTGCGTGAAAAAGATTATCCTGGGGAAGATAGAAGGACCAGGTTAACTACATTACAAGTTGCAGAAATTGTAAAAGAGTGTATAGATCAAAAATACACCCCAGGGGATAATATTGTAATTCGTAAGCGTGGTTTTCGTAAACTAAAAAGAGTAGATCAAGGTCAGCCCTGGAAAGTATATCTTAACGTTCAACCTTTAGGTACCCCTAAAACGATATGAAGTTCATTTCACATCGCGGCAATATAAACGGTCCAGATCCTTTAACAGAAAACACACCAGATAAAATTGATTTTGTTATTAGTAATGGTTTTGATGTAGAAATAGATGTTTGGTTTATAAATCAAGATTTCTATTTAGGGCATGACAAACCAAAAATTCTTATAGACAAGTCATTTTTATTAGACCGAGAAGATAAGCTTTGGGTGCACTGTAAGAATCTAGATTGTTTATCTAAATTAAAATATTGGAATATTAATTATTTTTGGCATCAACAGGATGACGTAGCGCTAACATCTCACCACTTTCTATGGGCTTACCCCAAGCCCATGAGCGCTTATTTTTGGAATATGATTTGTCTAGATTTTTCCCCTAATGTAGACTATAACTTTTATCGCTCTAAGTATATACATGCTTTATGCTGCGATTATATTGAAAATATGGTATGAAGATATCTATAGTTTGCCCTATCTATACTATGACAGGTGGCCTGTCAGAAAAATTTTTAATTGAATTTTGCTCACAATTTTTTTATCAATCTTATAAAGATTTTGAATTAGTTTTTTCCGATCAAAGCCCAGGTGATAATCTTAAAAATATTATCGATATGTTTAGGCATGTGTATGACATTACGTATGTTAAAAATACTAGCGGTGTCAATAACGCTGCTAACAATGTCAATCATGCGATACCCCATGCTAAAGGAGATATTGTAAAACTACTTTACATGGATGATTTTTTCCTAGATTCCAACGCATTACAAAAAATTGTTCAAGCCTTTAAAATTAATCCTGGTAAATGGTTAATATCTGGCTTCGGTCATAGTAATCAAGATAGGACGAAATTTTTTGACTTTCGTAAACCTTGGTTTGGTAACAAGTACGTTAATGGAGATAATACTACAGGTAACCCTTCTAATTATTCTGTAAAAAGAGAATGTGCATTAGAAATGGATGAGAGTTTACTTTGGGTAGTAGACGGTGAGTATTTTTATCGCTCCTATTATCATTACGGTGATCCTATTCTATTAGATGATGTATTAGTATGTTTTAGGGAGCATGGCGACTCAGCTTTTCTTAAACCTGAGTTTAGAGAATTAGAAGTAAAAGAAAGACAATATTGCGTGGAGAAATATAGTAGAGATATTCCTTTGAAGCTGTTATAATATATTTTTATGATGAGGTTATGTGATGAAGTTTAGTAAAGAAACATTGGCATTGCTTAAAAACTTTGCCTCTATTAACACCAATATTGTGTTTAAGCAAGGGGATACTGTCAGCACCATCTCTAACTTAAAAAATATCTTCGCTAAAGCTACTATTAAAGAATCTATACCTAATGAGTTTGCAATATACGACTTAAACTCACTCCTAGCTATGCTGACTCTAATAGAAAATCAAGATGTTGAATTCGGAGATAAATGTTTAACAGTAACTAGCTCATCAGGTCGTTTTGAGTTTTATTATTCTAACCCTGAAATTGTAACTGGTGCCCCTAGTGGTGAGATCCAACATACATCTGTTTACAAGTTTAAGATGACAGCGGAAGACGCGCAAATGCTTATGAAAGCAGCTGCAATTACAGGTGCTCCATCCATTTCGGTAACTAATAAAGATCAAAATGTTACACTATCAGTAAGCGATAGAAAGAATGAGACTGCTAGTAATTTTAAGAAAAGTCTAGGAACATCATTTGATAATTTTGATGTGTTTATCGCAGTAGAAAATTTTAAAGTAGTACCTGATGCGTATGAGGTGTCAGTAGCTAAGACACAGAACGGTAAAGCTAAGTTTTTACATTTTAAACATGAGTCAAGACCGCTTCAGTATTGGATTGCCTGTGAGCCCGGGTCAGTACTATGAGCGATCATTTCCTATGGGTCGAGGCATACAGACCTCGAACAATCGACGCTTGTATTCTCCCATCGAGTATTAAAGGTTATTTTAAACAGGTTGTTGAAGCCGGTGATATCCAGAATATGCTGCTATGTGGATCAGCTGGTACTGGTAAGACTACTGTAGCGCGGGCTCTTTGTGAAGAGTTAAATTCAGATTATATTGTAATTAATGGATCTGAAGAATCCGGTATCGATGTACTAAGAACCAAGATACGTTCGTTTGCATCTACTATTTCGTTTACTGGTAATACTAAAGTAGTAATATTAGACGAGGCAGATTATCTCAATCCTAATTCTACGCAGCCAGCTTTACGTGGATTTATAGAAGAGTTTGCATCTAATTGCAGGTTTATTTTTACTTGTAATTTTAAGAATAGAATTATTGCACCGCTTCATAGTCGTTGTGCGGTAATCGAATTCAAAATACCTAAAGATGAACGCGCGGAAATGGCGAGAGACTTTCATCGCCGTGTCTACCGTATTTTAAAAGAAAATAATATTCCTTCTGACCCTAAAGTTATTGCTAAGGTAATAGAAAAACACTTTCCCGATTTCAGACGAACATTAAATGAATTGCAACGGTATGCCCAGGGTGGTGTCATTGATGAAGGTATACTAGTAAACTTGCAAGATGCTAATATGCAAGATCTTGTACAGTCACTTAAGAGTAAAGACTGGAAGCAGATGCGCACATGGGTAGTCGGTAATCTAGATCAAGACCCTGTAGTGTTGTTTCGTAAAATTTACGATACTATTTTACCACTAACCGATCAAGTACCGCAACTAGTCTTAACTATTGCTGATTATCAATATAAAGCTGCATTTGTTGCAGATCAAGAAATTAACTTAGTAGCTTGTTTAACTGAAATTATGGCAGCAGTGAATATTAAATGAGTGATATTAATGATGAGTTTGGAAACAATTTAACCATTGTTCAAGAAGATTTTAAAACTCCTTCTATATCCCCCTTCCAATTTATTAATGCTATTCATCTTACGAAAGAAGAACTTATAGTAGATGAATGGTCGGAGAAGCAGTATTCTCCTTATCTAGTCAACCGAGGGCTTTCATTCGGACACGATACAGTAGTGGCTGCTAATATGATGAATTCTAGACCACATATTGAGAAGAAACTCCAATTTGATTTCTTGATAAATAGTATCAGGCCCAGAAAACGATTCAATAAATGGATTAAGGCTCAAGAAGTTGAGTTGATAGAGATGATTAGACAATACTATAACTATAGCACTGAACAAGCCCGCCAGGTAGCATCTCTGTTTGACGAAACTCAAACCAAACTATTAAAACAAAAATTAGAAAGAGGTGGAATGAAAAATGTCAAACGAGTACTTCAAGATTGATATACCGGGGTACGCACCGCTAGAAGTTACACTTAATACCCCAGATGATTTTCTTAAGGTCAGGGAAACTTTAACTAGAATTGGAGTAGCATCTAGAAAAGATAAAGTTTTGTATCAGTCATGCCATATTTTACATAAACAAGGTCATTACTTTATAGTTCATTTTAAAGAGTTATTTGCTCTAGACGGTAAGCAAGCAGAATTAACCGATAATGATATTGAAAGAAGAAATACTATTGCTAAACTGCTGTCTGACTGGGGTTTGATAAAATTAGTAAACCCTGCTTTAGTAAGAGATTCAGCACCACTATCACAAATAAAAATTATATCATTTAAAGAAAAAGACGAATGGGAATTGCAGACAAAATATAATATAGGTAAGAAACGAGTGGATTTCGATTGATTTTATAAATATAATTATTCCTAGGGATGGGAACTAGCAGTCCGAGGTAGGCTAGTAAAATATTCCTCGGGCCAACGCCTTTGGGTTGGTTTTTTACATTTACTCGCTTAATAGGAGAAAAAAATGACATACGTTAAAGATGTGTTTGGTCGTGATTTGTTTAAAGATTTTGATAAAGTTTTTGTAGGTTTTGATGATGCTTATAATCGTCTGGCAAAAATTCATGATGATGTGACCAAGAATATTCCAAACTACCCCCCATACAATATTCGCAAAGTAGAAGATAACAAGTATGTTATTGAACTTGCTGTGGCAGGTTTTTCTACACAGGATATTGAAATTACACTAGAAGATAATAAACTTATTATTTCTGGCAAGGCTCAAGATGATAGTAGCAACTTCTTATTCAAGGGAATTGCTAATCGTGCGTTTACACGTTCTTTTGCTATTGATGATAACATTGAAATAAATGATGCTGCTATGCTTAATGGTATGCTTCGAATCGCTCTAGAAAGAATTATACCTGAACATAAAAAACCGAAAAAAATTGAAGTAAAAGATGCTAGCAAACAACGCAGTCAAAAAGAATTGCTAGTGGAAGATAAGTGATTACTTGTCTTCTAGTAAAAATAAAAGACTTTGTGCATAAGTACTCCCTCCCCACAAGAGATGTGGAGTACTTTCTTTCGCAGTCTGTAGATCGTGCAGATTTTGAGCGCAGAGAACAACAACTCAAGTACAAAGGTAAGCTATGATTTTCTTAAATATAATCTGGAAATTTTTAGAGAGTATTACAGAAGGTAGACGAATGAGAATTGAACGACAAGTACAGGAATATATTCATACCTATAGAAAATGAATTTATTTTGCTCGATTCCTACAGTAAGAATAGGTGACTGGTTAGTGAAAGCCAGCTCTTTTGACGATCAAATTTTAGTATGGTTAAAGCATGTATCCTGGTCGGAGTCAGAGTTAAGAATGTTTTATAATGAAGAAGATGCCCATAAATTTTTAGAAAGATTAAATTATGATTACAGTAATGAAATTAATAACCGGTGAAGAGCTAGTAGGTGACGTTACACAAGGTGATAAGGTCACAATAAAAAACCCGTGCATGTTGCAAATGGTACCTAATCGGGCTAACCCCGAGCAGGTATCCATGGCTTTAGTTCCAGTAGCCATGCATATTGAAAATCATACCTTCATATTAAACTCTGAGCACGTTTTATGGATGCATAAACCTGTAAACGAGCTATACAACCAGTACAATGCTTATTTCGGATCAGGTATTCAACTTGCAGGTATGTAATGAAACGACATGCAGTGAAATTGGTTAACCCAGTCAATAACGAGGTATGGTTTTGTAACGACTACCATAATGTTACGATTGTTGAGGGAGTTGAATTTGTTAGGGTTTTTAAGGAAGAATACCCCCAACGTGTTCACCTTATTCGCAAAGATGCGTTACGTAAAATAATTAAGGCTTGATTTTCCTACGCAATAAATATATAATACCAACATCAAATAAGGAGTTGCGTATGAAACGTTTTGTTGCTGCTTTTATCGCGTCGTTGTTACTATCAATTGGTACTGCTACTGCACAACACCGCCATCACCACGGTTACCATCATCATCACCATCGCAATCATTGGATAGGTCCTGCTATCGGTGGTCTTATAATTGGCGCAGCAGTAGCTAATGCATATGCATATCAACCCCCAGTTGTGATAAGCCCTCCCCCTGTTTATACACCTCAGCCTACTTATTATGATTGTTTAGTTCAGGTTTATGACCCTGTTACTAATACTTACAGGAATGAAGTACGTACCTGCGTACGATAATTTTTGCCCCCTTAGCTCATGGTTGGTTAGAGCGGCAAGCTCATAACTTGAAGGTGCGTGGTTCGACTCCACGAGGGGGCACCAAAGGTAAAATATGAAAGTATACATTAACAAATACCGTTACCATTGGCTTTCTCCGTATACTATACTGGAGAAAGTTTTCTTTTGGAAAAAAAAAATTGACTATGATGATCCATTAATTGAAAAATGGAGTAGCCATTTAACCCCATTTTGTGAGTGGTTACAGAAGTTTTTAGATAAAGTTCATCCTAAGATTAATTATGTTAAGATCGATTATTGGGATACTTGGTCTATGGACCATACCTTATCTTACATTATTGTACCGATGTTAAAGCAGCTCAAAGCTACTAAGCATGGCGCTCCCTTTGTAGATGATGAAGACGTTCCGGAACGTTTAAGATCAACTAATGCCAAACCTAAAGAAAATGATTGGGATACTGATGAATTTCATTTTGATCGTTGGGATTGGGTTTTAGATGAAATGATTTGGGCTTTCGAACAGAAAATAAAAGATAATGATGATGAAGCTTTTTTTGATTGGTCAGAAGTTGAACGTGGGGAACCATTAAATGAGCAAATTGGTAAAGTAAAAATAGATAGGGATGGTTTAGATGCCCACCAGGCAAGAAAAACCAACGGGTATCGTTTGTTTGGAAAATATTATGAAGGGCTTTGGGATTGAAAAAAATATGTGTAGTAACTCCTACTACTGGTGCACCGGAACTTGAAGACGCTATCAGGTCTGTAATTAATCAAACTATACCAGTAGATCATTTAGTTGTTTGCGATGGTAATCAGTTTAAGGGTAAGGTTGATTTTATTATTAATAAATTAGTAGAGCATCCTAGTGTTACTACCTGCTATCTACCTTTTAACACTGGTGCTGACGGGTTTTACGGACATAGGATATTTGCTGCTATTGGCCATTTACTACCACATGACTATATTCTTTTCTTAGACCAAGATAACTGGTTTGATAATAATCATGTAGAATCACTGGTAGAAGAGTGTGAGAAATATAATTTTGAGTGGTCGTATAGTCTAAGAAAAATTTATGATAAAGACAAACAATTTGTTTGTGAAGATAATTGTGAATCTCTAGGTAGGTGGCCAATTTGGTTAAGTCAACCAGAAAACCCTAGCTATTTAATCGATTCAAGCTCTTACTGTTTTAGTCGATCTTTTTTAATAATGACAGGTCATTTATGGCATTGGGGTTGGGGTGGTGATCGCCGGTTTTATTCTATTGTTAAAGACCAGATTCAACATAAAAACTATGGATGTACAGGTAAGCATACATTAAACTA